CGCATGGCGCGGACGTCTTGCTCACAATAGGCCACCATCTCGGCAAAAAGTGCCGCGTCCTGGCAAAACTTGCCGTCTGCCTGCGGCATACATAGCCGCCTGATCAGTTGCGCGCCTCGGTAGTCCTTACGCATGTCTGCGCTAGCGAACCGGCCAACATCCTCCAACGACCCTGGCGCACAGTTAGCACGCGCCTGTGTTGCAGTGCAGTAAAACTGCTCAAGATCGAAGTTGATCTGCAAGACATACCAAAAGATCAGACGCTCGAAGGCTGCGTTATGTGCACGTATCTGACCCTTGTGTCGGCGCACGGCCTCGGGGAAAGGCTGATCGGGCGTCCATGTCACGACCTCATCATCGTCGAACGCATAGGACATGCACAAGACGTCAGTGCTGCCGTCTTGCGCGTAGTTGTACACACCTTTGGTTGTCAGGTCACAGCGGCTGCGAGTCTCAAAGTCAACCCACAGGGTGCTCATCTACGGACCCAACGTCGGTTCAGCGTTTTGTGCAGCCAGCACCACAAGCTCCGCCGCCACGCGCCTGATCTGCATCGCACACTCAAGCGCAGCAGTCGCATCGCACATGTCGCATAGATGCTTATATTCGCGCAATAAGTGATTAAGCGTTTCATAAGGGTGTTCCATCGTTTTCTCCAAAGAAAAAAAAGCCACGGCTGTTACACCGTGGCCTCCCAAGCTAATTAGGCTGTGCGACGACGACGACGCGGTGCATCTTCGGCGGCGGGGTTGGCCTCCTCAGGTGCATCCACTTCCTCGGTCTTACCGTCCATGCTTGCCCACTCCACAACCTCAAATACTGGCGTGAATATCTTGCCATAAGACTTGTGTGTGTAGTGGTCCTTCTTGAGCCGCACGACAGGCACAGGCTTCGATTGATCCTTCTCGACCTGTGCGGCGATCGCTAGCGCGAGCGTCTGTACGCTGCGCTTACCACCGACTGACGTGGTGGTGTAGCGGGCTTCCATACCCTCATCGTCGCCTGTAAGACACTTAAGCGACATGCCGACTTGGGTTTCCCAACCTTTCTTTGCGCCTGGCGGGGCGACATCGATGTTGGGCAAAGGCTCAGATACCGATACCATCTTCTCAGCCAAGACCTCACCGTCTCCCCACGCGATGTAGCCGTGGACAAACGAGAAGGGATTGACTGCCCAGGTGGAACCATCTTCGATTTCTGTCTGGTCAGCACCAAAGACCCAATGGCCGGTCTTGTCCATCTTGAGAATGACGACGCCAGACGGGCCGACGTCCTTATCAAGCGCACGAAGTGCTGTTGAAAGGCTTGCTACAGATGGGAGATTTGCTTGACTGAAAGCTACTAAATTAGACATGACTATTTCCTTACTGAAGTTTAAAAAGGGCTGCGGTTAAGTGCAACCCAACGTTAAGCACGGCAGGCCGAGGATCGCTCTCCGGCGCTAACGTGCTGCCGCTCGACACTGCGATGACAAGATCGTCAGGCAGTGCTAGCTTGCTCTTTTTTAGCACCTTCTCAGCTTGAGCAGGGCTAATTAATTCGGTCTTATGACGCTCGCTCTCAGGGACGCCAAGCTGTGCGAGCGCAGCGTCTGCTTTGGCCTCATCCGTCCACTGACGCGTTGCGCGTTTCGATACAAGTTTATACCCCGGCACGGGCATGTTTTTCTCAAGGCGGTTATAAGCCAACTTGCGCGCCTCTGCGATGAAGGACTCTAGCTTATCAGCCATGTCGAGCGCCGACGCTAATTGATCAGGCGCAAGTGCCTCTAGCTTCAAGTGCACCACGCGATCGATCTCGCCGGTCATCTTAGGGCAGACAGGCTTGCCGGTACACCAGCGGCACCAATCGCCGATCTCAAGCGGCGCGTTGGGTCTGCTAGCAAGCGTGACCGCCGTCTGTAGTTCGGCTACAAACTGTTGGACACGCTCAAACGTCGTCACCCAACGCCGCACGGCAGGCGGCTGTACGATGATGATCTCGATCTCGTCTACAAAATAAAATGCCCACGAGAGCTTGTTCGTTGCCATCGCAGCGGCAGCGTAGAAAAGACCTTGATAGTTTTCTTCGGCGTCAACGATCACGCCGTCGCCAAACTTCCAATCAAGGACCACGGCGGTGCGACCGATGCGCCCGATCAAATCGACGTTACCGAAGACGCCCTCAAGACCTTTGACGTTTTCAAACTCAACCTGCACCTCTTGCGCAAACTCCATCGTCTGATCAGGATCGATAGTCTCAAGCGCCTGTACGCAAAAGGCGAGCTTCTCGATCTGCTCGTCCGTTAGGTTGTGCTTGGCTGCAACCTCGGGCAGCGTTGACGCGCCAAGTAGGTCTTCCATGCACGCGTGCAAGAGCGTACCCTCTGCTGCGTACTTGCTCTCGACCTGCGGTGGCATTTGCTGCACAAGCGCCACCGACCCAGGGCAGTTGATCACACGCTTGGCGGTCGAGCCGCCAACGATCTTCGAGTGAATCATGCGTCCACCTCTAACAGTTTATTGATGGCGTCACGCAACTCGATGGCTTGCTTCATGGTCAGCATCGTAGAGGCGTAGCAGGAGCTTTTAAACATCGATACCCAGATGCCGTCGCTATGCAGGCTAAGGTTGATGGTGTCGCCCTGGCGGGCATCGATTGAAATGTAGTCATCATCCATTTGACTGTCCTTTAGTTGATTGAGACTTCACTGTAGCACATCTAATAAACTTGTCAAATACTTTTTGACAGGCTATGATGCAGTCATGGAAAAACACATTGAAGCGTATCTCGTTAAGCGCGTCAAAGCGATGGGCGGTATTGCCTACAAGTTCGTAAGCCCCGCCCACCGTGGCGTCGCAGACCGCATCGTCGTGCTGCCTGATGGTGTGGTGTGGTTCATTGAACTTAAGGCGCCTGGTGGCCGTCTGTCGCCGCTACAGAAGGTGTTTGCTGACGACATGGCACGGCTAGGGCAACGGTACGCTTGTTTATGGAGCAAGGAAGATGTTGATGCGTGGGAAAAAACTTAGGCCTTATCAAGTGCAGGCCGCTGACTTCTTGTACGAGCGCGATCGTGCGATGGTGCTCGCGCCCGTAGGTGCGGGCAAGACTGCGATCACGCTTACCGCCATGAGCGATATGGTGCGTGATGGGCTAGTCGCGCGTTGGCTAGTCGTAGCCCCTAAGCGCGTGTGCACCGACGTGTGGCCCATCGAGGCACCTAAGTGGGCGCCCGAGCTAGATGTGCAGGTTGCGGTCGGAACGCCAAAGCAACGCACCGCCGCCTTGACCGCGCAGGTTGTTGTGATCAATTACGACAACTTGCAGTGGCTGGCCGAACAGTCGATGGACTTTGATGGTGTTGTGTTTGATGAGTTGACACGCCTCAAGAACCCATCAGGTGCCAGATTTAAAGCACTTGCGAAAGTGCTTGATTGTCCGATCCGTTGGGGTCTGACCGGCTCGTTCACAAGCAACGGTCTTGAGGACGTCTTTGGCCAGTGCAAGATCATCGATCAAAAGTTGCTCGGGCGCTCAAAAGGCGCGTTTATGCAGCAATACTTTAGTCTTAATACTTACGCTGGGTTCGACGATTGGACGCCGCTACCTGGCGCGCTAGAGCGCGTCATGCAGCGCATCAAACCTGCTACTTTTGTACTAGAGCCAGGCGAGTACAAGGATAAGTTGCCGCCCTGCCATGTGGTGCAAATAGACGTGCAATTGAACGACCGTGAGCCGTACGAGGCGATGAAGCGTGACTTCGTGGTGCAGTTCCCCGACGCTCAGGCTATCGCTCAAAACGCTGCGGTTGTCACGCAGAAGCTACAGCAGATGTCGTCAGGGTTTGTTTACTCGCCTGAGCCTGTCTGGTTTAGCCCGCACAAGTTTGATGCGTTAGATGATCTGCTGTCTGAGAATCAACGCGCTAACACGATCCTTGTTTACCAATACAAAGAGGAGCTTGATGAACTCAAACGACGATACCGAAATCTTACCGTTTTGGACGACCCTGACGCCATTGAACGATGGAACGCTGGCAACGTACCGCTTTTGGCGGTGCATCCAAAATCAGCCGGTCACGGCCTTAACTTGCAGTTCGGAGGGTGCCACATGGTGTTTCTGTCCCTGCCGTGGTCACTTGAGCTTTTCGAACAAACTGTCGGACGTCTGCACCGCTCCGGCCAGCAGCGCGACGTGTGGGTCTACGCCATGATGACTAAAGATACCGTCGATGAGCGCATATGGACCGCGCTGCACGACAAACGCAAACTAAGCGATATTGCTATGGAGGCACTGAAATGAGTGGCGATCACAACATGTATCAGAAAGCCACCTCTTATCTATCTGGCGAGGCTTTTTGGCGCACCGCTGAAGATCAGGAGCCGCCGCTTGGCGTAAAAATGCTACTGCTAAACCCTAGTGGTGTCTGCGTCATCGGGACTTGGGACGATTGGGCGGTGGCCTGGGCGCCGTTGCCCAAGGTACCCGCGCACATCAAACAGATTTTATTGGAGAAAAGCACATGGCTATAGGTATAGTGCGGCTGAGAAAAGGATCAGCCGTTGATCGGAAACAAGCATGTCTAAAGTATTTGCAGCAACGCTCGACACCGATCACGGCGATTGAGTTAGCCTCCAAACTTAAGATGTCATCAAAGACTATTCATAACTCATTGTGGCCTTTGCTGGACGAAGGCAAGATCATACGCAAGCGCGTCAAACGGCAGTCATCTGTATCAAAGCGATCGGGCTGGGCCTACGGCTACACCGCGACCGAGATAACGCCACCCACGCGCAATAAGAAAATCTCTTGGCACAACCCCTTCTCGTTATGATTAGCGACGATGAATTGATTGGCATGATCCGCAACGCCGCTACCGAGCAGTTGCCGATCGCCGTGATGACCGTCAAGGAAATGCGCCAGTTCGCGCAAAAGGTGGCGATGGATTGCATACTGATCGCAGCCATACCCAACATGACGCCTAAAGACATCATGCGAGTGATTAAGGACCGCTATGACCTCCCGACTTAGTTTATGGCAGACTAAACTTAAAGCCGCTAAAGCCGAGCAGCATCAGCACGAGAAGATGTTGCGGCAGCAGTACCGCGCACTTGAGCGCATACAAAAGCAGATTACCGAACTGGAGAACAAAATTGAGTATGAACTGGCGAAAGCTCAACAAAGAACTGGCGCTTATGACCGAGGATCAGGTGTTGAGTTTGCTTAATGAGGAGCGAGCAGGCGCTAGGCGCATCTCGATACTAGAGCGGCTGCATCAACGCTACACGGCGCTGCGTACGGCACGCGAGCGGATGGAGTTGCTGAGAGAAGCAAGGGCGCTTTAGCGTTTCTTTGAGTAGAACAGCGTCCGGTCGCCAAAGAGATAGAACCCTACGGCGGCTGCGAAGTTATCAACCGACTCTGATGACTGACCGTTGAGCTTAAGCGTCGCCCACGTCGTGAGCACGATAAGCGCAACACCTGGTCGCATCAGCCGTACGATCGCCTCGACCCACGGGTAGGACGGGTTAGCACCGCCTGCGTCGTTCATCGCCTTGAACATGTTAAGGTCTAGTTCGCGCATCCGCACGTACTCAGCGATGTTGGTGGGTTTGTAACCGTCTGTCTGTATAAACCGACCGATCAAGGACTTACCAAGATCGACTGCCAGTGGGCCAAACGCGGCGAGGATCGTTAGCGGGTCCATTACGGGTAGTACCTGCGGTCTAGCTCAAAGTGCGGGCCGTCCTTGAACGTGCGCCAATCGCCGCCCCACACGATAGCAACGCCTAACTCGTTAGCGGCGGCTTTCATGGCGTTGGCAATCTTGGTGTACAGCGGCCAAGACCAATCGACTTGATTGTCTACCCACGCACCTAGATCGACGGCGTGGCCTGTGATGTGACGGCTATTAAGTGTCTGGCTAGCACCGGATGCTACTAAAGTCTGTTGACGCTCGGGCGAGCGCAAGCCTTCAAGGACCGTAAAGTCTACCGTTGTCAGATCAATCGCGCGCTCAACGACGCGCACGAGATCAGGATGAACGCCTTGCAGACGCTCGATAGACCTTTTACCTAACTTAAACACCTAACAACTTCTTAAAAAAAATTGCAGCAGCACCAGGCCCAAGGAGCACAGCGACCATGACGGCGTACATGAGGTACTCTAAACGCTTCATCTTAGCCGAGCCATCGTCGAAGCGTTGCTCGACACGACCAAATGACTGTTCAATCGACTTATACCGCTCTGCACAAACTGCCTCATGGACAGTCAAACGCGTATCCACATCGTGCTCCATGATGTTCCTTACCTATTAATCGATCAGCGCATTTTCGCTAGGTTCAGATGCTAGCGCATTAATAGACGTCGTTGTTGCTCCACTTCTCATAAACTCCGCAGCACGCTGCGCGGCTTTGTTTTTAAAGGCTGATGGGTTGCTAATAATCTTCAACACATTATTGCGCTCTTGCGCGGGCAACTTTTCTAACAGGTTCTTTGCGCCTTGGGGCGACTGCATAGCATCGGCAAGGATTTTCATACTCTTGCTACCAATCGATTTTTCTATCTCGCTAAGTGTCTTGTTGGTAGCAGTAGCCCAAAAACTAAGGATCGAAGGGATGCGAAGTTTAGACGCATTTTCGTTCAACAGCACCGCCAACGCCTTTTGCCCCTCGGAGGCTTGTTTGCTAGCGGCAAGTTGATTGACGCGTTTTGACGCCAACGACTGTAGCGTGGAAACCGTCTCCTCGCTCAGTTCCGTGGCGATGTTGTAGTTGCCTGGGCCAAGAAACTTTTCAACAACGTCAGGCGCTTCGTTCTGCACCAGACGCACAAACGCGTCTTTGTCCGTCTTCCATAGCCTAGCAGCTTCGCCGGTCAGTTTGGTTTCAGCGATCTTTTGCATACCTCTGGAAAACTCATCAAGGTACTCACGATAGCCCTTACCACCTGCCGCTTCGATGGCGTTAATGAGTGTTGGCTTTAACTCAGCCGTTACCTTAGCCGCTAAGTTGCGCTGCGTTGTAGCGTCTACGCCAGGGCGCAATTGTTGCACCGTAGCGTTAATGGAGTTCTTACGAATCGCATCTAACGCTCTGGCGTCGATAATACCGCCGCTCTTAGTCCACTGAGCGATGTCGTTAGCGACATTCTTAGCCGCGCCACTAAGCAGATCGTTGCCTGCAAACTCAGGGTTGTTCAATACGCCGCGAATCTGGCCTACGATCTCATCGCCTTTGAGCGGCTTAATGCCTGCCGCCCGTAGGCTGTCTGCCGCAGACTGAGCAAACCTAGCGCCTTGACCTAAATCAAGCGACGCCTCTGCTGCCCTCGACGCCCATTCGTCAGACATTTGCGCTAGCTTGCCGGGGTAAGTAAACGTCGCGGCCCAAGTGTTTGAGTAGCCTGGTTGCACCTTAGCAGGCGCAAAACGTGACCCTGCCGGTACACCCGCTTTAATCTCTTGCAACCGCGCGGCTGCTGCCGCATGATCGCCAAGGTCAATCAATCGGCGCACCTCTTGCACCTTCGCTGCTGCCTCAGCGCTTAACTTACCGGCCTCAGCCTCATACTGTGCGACTTGCTGACCAAGATTAGCGCGATTCAACGCTGCTTGACGAGCTGGCGATGTGATGTCGCGCAGCGTCTGTTTCATAAGGTCCGTCGTAGCGCGCACGTCCGTAGCCGTTGCGCCGCCCGCCAGTTTCGCTAGCGCGTTGACGCCTTCGTCGTGGCTCATCGTGGCGAACTTGTTTAGGTACTGAGCACCGGAAGGACTTTTTTCTAAAGCGTCGCGTATAAAGGCTTGCCAAGTCGGGTTTTGAATCTTGGCTGTAATTTCTGCGACATTTGCGTTTGGTGGCGCGTTACGCAATATCTCTAAAGTCTGTTCAAGGTCTTTACCTAACGCCTCCCGACCTACTTTGGCGGCTTTAGTTTCTGCTAAGTTTTTAAGGTCAACAACTTTGCCAAGTGCTTTACCAAGCAATGGCGCAACAACGCGCCCGCCTGCTTCATAAGTTGCGCCCTCAAGGACGTTTTTAGCAGGCTCTGTTGCAATAGCTGGGCCTTGGCGTGGCTCTTTACCGCCTAGATAGACGTCGCCTAACTCAAGCGCCTCCTTAGCAAGCCCATAACCTAAACCGGCACCACCTACAACACCGGGAGGTCCAAGCGGCGCCCCTAACAAAGCACCGCCTGCTGATCCTAGCGCTTCAATCGTAGGTGCTACGTAAGGCCTAATACTTTGGTACATACGTTGCCCTGCGGTCAACTCCTGACGAGGTGCCGTGGGCATACCCTCGCTGCGCGGCTCGGGTGCAGGTGGTTCAGCAGGTGCCGGGGCAGGCGGGGCAAACAGCCGTTGTGCTTGCGCGATGACTTCCTCGTCGCTAGCGCCCGCCGGTCCTCTGATTTCTCGGATGTTGCCTTGAGGATCGCGTACCTTGTAGATTTGATCGGCCATGACTACCTCACGACGGACCAGCCGCCAGAAGCAGGGGCTGGTGATGGTGCAGCACCTTGTTGCGTACGATAGTCGTATGTTGATTCATAGGCTTCCCGTACACGCGATTTCGACGTGCGAATCTCATCAATTAAATCGTTGATATTGCGCCTAACATCCTTGATGTTCTGCGTTCTGTCAAGACCACCAACAATTGACTTTTCAAGGCGACGCCCTTCTTCGTTAGACACGTTACCAAGCGCGCCACCTGTTTTGGACGCTTCACGCATATCCTGCAACGCTTGAAAACCACCTTTGGCAAAAATCTTATCGTACAGCGCCTGCGCTCGACTACCTGCTTGACTTACGCTTGGCGTGCGGCCATAGATAGGGCCAGTAATTTGATTCAAACCTGGGTCATCTCGAAGGCGCTCTAAATCCCTAATAAACAGATCAGATTTAGTCTCAAACCCTTTGACAGCTTGCGTTGCCTGCGGAAATACTGCTTCACGTTTTTGAATGTCTTTGTTCGACAATCCCGGCGCTGCTGGACCACCAGGGATAGGCTCAAGATTGCCCGACGGCGTAAAGCGATACCCTGAAGGAGGCTTAGGTGCTTCAGATTCCTTAGAACCTTTTTCTTTTGGTGGTGTTATTACTTGAATAGCAGCCGAAGTAACGGGTATTTGCCCTATAGCGTTCGCAGGATCAACGTAAGTTGGCCTACCGTTTTGAAGCACTGCAATAGGAGTACGCGGTTGTTGAGGCGGTCGTTGGGCGCTCTGGAACGCTTGGTACCCTTCTGGTGTGGCCGGATAGCCGAGCGACGTCATCGTGCGAATAGTCTCAGGCGGCAACGTAGCGCGGAATTCGTTTTGAATTTGTTGCAATATCAACTGCGCTTCAGCCTTAGCGGCTGGCGTATTGATGTTGGACACCATTCTGTAGCGTCGCTCTAACTCTTTAGCTGATGGCGGGGCAGCTTTTGCTGCGGACGGTGGCGCAGCCAACGCATTAGCGGGGGGTGTCTCGGCAGGAGCGGGCGCAGAGGTTAAGGCGTTAGCTGGTGCTGGCGCGGGTGCTTCCGCAGGGGCAGGTGCAGGGGCAGCGGCAGCGGCGGGCGCTAATGCGTTAGCAGCCGGTCCTTCAACTTGCCTTAAATACTGACTAAACTGCTCTTGGTTGTCTAACCGCTCTAGGATAGACACAGCCGTTTTTACAAACTCAGGCCTGCCGGTCTTAAACATTGCTTGCGCGGCAGCTCTTAAATCGGTTGGGCCACCTTTAGACGCAATCGTTGATTGAATCTGCGACAGCGCCTCGCGCTCGCGCATGATCTCGTCCATTTTAAGCGCGTTGAACTGCGCCGCAGACGCCTTGCTGTACTGGTCGAGCGGGTCTTGAAGCTGGACGCCCTTGTATGACAGCGCGATGTTTGGGTCAACGAGAGCCATAATTAACCTCCGTATCCTTGCGAATAATATCCACCCGGATAAATAGGCGCAGCAGCAACTTCACTTTCTGGGCGGCGGATAGCGTTCAAAAAGTTTTGGCCTTGTTGGTAGTTCAAGTACGTACCAAGACCTTGCGATAGTGCGTTAGCGCCGCCCACGTACCCAGACGCTCTTGCTTGTGCGGCAGCGCCCATCGCTTGGCCGACGTTGCCTGCCATCGTCTGTCCTGCCTGACCTAACTGGTTCGTTGCCGTTTGGCCTATGCCTGCTAATGACTGCAAGGGGTTCAGACGTGCGTTACGCTCGGCTTGGTAACGGTTAAACGCGTTCATATACTCTTGCGACGCTAGGTCTTGGCCGTATTGTTGCGCGCCTTTAAGCATACCGCCCGACAATAGGCCACCTCGCGCCGCCGCCGATCGCTCCAGTGCCTTCATACCCTCTTGCAGACGAAACGCGTAACCGGGGTCTTGCTGAAACTGCTGCATACCGAACGGCGTATATTCAGTCGCCAACGGCGTGAGCTTGTTGAGCGCCGTGATGCCCGCCTGACGCCAAGGCTCTTGCAGTTCAACCTGGCGCTCAAACTGCTTCATCTGCAAGTCAGCAGCGCGATTAGCGGCGTCAGCTTGCGTACTAGCGGCTTTTTTAGACGCGCTAGAGCCTATTAAAGAACTACCGACAACGGCGGCGGCTATCATCCAAGGCATGTTAATTCTCCTCTAGGCACTGAGCCATGCGCTGCGCTTCAGATTTATCGCCAGACGCGATTAATACTTCGTCAATTCTGTCTTCATCAGTACAGTCAGTCGCGTGAATACAATACCAAACAACATCTGTAAGCGATTTTACGCCGTGGTGTTTATTAGCTTCAATGGTTAAACACGCAGGCGCATGAACTTCAGAACGAACACCATCAACCATAAGTTCAATTGATCCGCTTGCCAAGATAGACAAGTGATCAAACTTATGTTTGTGCTGAACAAGCACATACCCTGCGGGAATACGCGTTTCCTTTGCGTAAACACCCGCGCTGAAGTGATGATGAATCATGTAATCTCGCGCCCACTCATGCGTAAGTTAACGCCGGTATTGTTGCTGGCAATAGCCGACACATAATCGCCCGTGTTAAGAATCTGCCCAACAACCTCAGGCCATATATACGTTTCATTAGCTGCTAAGGTGCGCTTTGCCACGTAGTACGCGTCGCCTACCGAACCACCTGACGCTACGATACTGATTGTAATGACTCTTGGCACAGTGTCGTAATTGAACGAAGTTAATTTGTCAATAATAGTCGTCGTGTTAAGGGGCGCGGTGTACACCGTCGTATTTGAGTTAGGTATGATCTGGCCTTCAGCCAGTGTTTTTGCAGTTACAGTCATTTTTTAAACTCCATAGCGCAACGTCAGCAAGGGTGTGCTGCTGGATGAATAGGATACGGCGGGGAAAGTGGACGGTAACGTACCGTAAGTTTGGCTGGCGGTAATCAACGTGTCCGCCGTTCCTACTGCGCTACATCCTACCGTAGCTAACGCCACATCACTAGGTGTTCCGGCCCTAACCGTAGCACCGCTAGCGTTGGCGAGCAACACAAGCGCGTAGGTGCCTGACGGTAAAGGCTGCGAAATAGTGATCTCTTTAGTCCCTGTTGTTGTTAGGCCAACCGCGCCAGCGTCTAATACTTTAGTTGTGGGTATGCCGTTTTCCATACGATAGATGCCAAGGTATGCAAAAACGCCTGTTCCAGCGGTTGTTACCGTGCAGCCGATCTTTGTCCAAAGTTGCGACTGTCTTACGTTGAACGGCATTGCGTAGAAGGTGTTGGCCGCTACCGCCAATGTACCTGCTGCCGTTGCGGGCGATAATGTCTCGCCTGCGTAGAAGCGACCCGCCGCGTAACCACCTTGGTCAAATATATCGAACGCGCCAGGATTGTCGCGGAAGATTTGCGACGAAGATGCCTGCCCTGACGACACATAGATTGCTTGACCGGACGTCCATGTGTTGCCGTTCATCTGGTTGTCGCTGATCGTGACGTACTGCGGCGCGGAAGACGTACCGTAGAAGTACACCGCAGCGTAGGCATCATTAGACGGCGCCCACATGTTGTTGCCGACAACTAAGATGTGACGCGGTTGATTAGGGCTAGCCGTTAGCGAGATGATGCCGATGCAACTTGCGTTGGGGAACGACGCGCTGTCACGGCGTGGGTTATAGAGCGAGTTACCAGTGATTGTAGTGAACTGCGAATCTGTAACGGCTATACAGTAGTCATCGCAATCACCAATAAAATTGCCGCTAATTGTATGAAAATCACCCTCAAATTCAATACCTGACGCGGAAATGTTTTTCTTGGTCTGACCGCTAATCCAGTTATCTGAAATGACGTTGTTGCTGCCGGTCATAAAAATGCCCGACTCTTTATTTGCGGATAAGTAGTTGCCGTTGATCGACAATCGGTCGCCGTTGGCGTACATCGCTGACCAGTTATTGCTAATAAAACTACTTTCGTTGACGCTAACGTCATACGATTTAGTCGTGTCAGCGGCTGGACCCATCCACAACGCAGCACCACCCTCAGCGAGCACACTGTCGCTGCCGCACTCAGTAAACAAACATTGATTAACGCTTACGGCCAAGCAACCTGCCACAGCGATACCAATGTACTGCACGTTGTACACGTAGCAGTTTGTGATGTCGAGGTCTTGAATCTTAGCAAACGACACCAACTCAGCCGTGCGCGGTCCTAAATTGTTACCATCAAATTTAATGTTGCTAAGACTAATACCGCTATCGTTATAAACGTACGCTGTCCCCGATTGATTAGGGTTCTTTAACAACGGCGTTGTAGCGCCAAGCGTGCTCTTGGCCTTGATAATCGACGTGGCAGGCGAGTCGCCGTACATGTTAGTACCGCTGTAGATTGTTAGCCCTGTACAGATGTATGTACCGGCAGGCACGTACAGCGATTTGCCTGTCGCCGCAGTCAGCGCGTTTTGAAACGCCACAGTATCGTCGGTCGTACCATCACCCGTAGCGCCAAAATCTTTAACGCTTATGGTCTGGCGCAGCTTGGCCTGTACTGTTGTCGTTACAGCGCCTGCGCCTGACGGCGAATAGCCAATTAAAGACGAACCAGACGCCGCAGCTAAAGACGCGCTTAAGGCGTCGATAAGACCTTGCGGTGTTGAAATATTATCAACCGTCCAGATAAGAACGTCGTTGCTGTCTTTAAGAACAAACTTGTACGATGACGTGCCTAACCAGACGTTGGCCTCTCCGCGTACGCTTAAGATGATGGGGTTTGTGTTAGCCGTCGCCCCGGTAGAATCAGTGTAGGTCGCTAACGGCGTGGTCGTTCCAGCTTCGTAAGTATAAAGTTTGCCGCCAACTAACAACGATCCATCTGAAGCGAAGAACTGAAGTTTTGGGCTGGGTGATAGAACAGTTGTCATAGTATTCCTTAAAGTGCGGCGATGACAAAAGCCAACAACTCGCTGTAACGCACACCTAAACGCGTTTGCGACGATCCGTCTGAAGTAGTCCATGTGTCGCTGCAAAACAAACCGTATTTTGACGCATCTAAGCCCTCGGCGGCAAATGCTTCTTGAACATCTTGCGCGATAACACCAAAATGAATCCTAGCGTCGTCACCTTTTTGCTCAACCGCATCGTTCCATTTAAAAGCGCGAATGAGTTTTTTGACGCGTTGCGCTACGCGCTGCTCGGCGTCGGATAGTTCTCTGACCTGCTGCTTTTGCGACGCATCCGATGTATTGATCGTACCCGTTGTCGCATAAACGACTGTATACCGAAACGAAGCAGTTCCTAAAGCGCGGACGTTATCGGTAGTTGGACGCCAAGTGCCGCTATCACCAGCAAAAATAACAGTTCCTGGGTAAGAACCATATGCCATTAATACGCCATTAACACCCCCTAGAACAGCGTATGAAGTATCTTCATAAAAATAAGCGTTGGATGTTTTGTATGTGGCGCCAACAAAAGCATTACTGGTGCTAGAAAAAGTCTTAACACCTGAAATAGTTTGTGTATCAGTTGTCGTTACAATACCGGCACCAGTAAGCGACGACGCGCCGGTACCGCCGTTAGCGGCAGCTAACGTACCACCTAACGTGAGTGTTCCACTGGTAGTGATAGGTGAGCCGCTGAACGTTAACCCTGTCGTGCCACCAGACGCTGCGACCGACGTTACCGTACCCGTACCGCCCGTAGCGGCTATGGTAATAGAGCCTGCGCCGTTGGTGACGCTAATTCCAGAACCGGCAGTTATCGTAGCTAATGAATAGCCCGTACCGTTACCAATCAATAGTTGACCGTTAGTAGGTGTTGACGTAACGCCAGTACCACCATAGCCGACCCCAATGGTTGAGCCGTTCCAAGTGCCAGCCGTCACAACACCAGATAGGTCAAGATTTTGCGAATAAACAGTCGTCCAGCGCTGGGTTAAAGTACCCAAACTGTAAGTTGCAGTGGCATAGGGACGAAACGAAACAGCATCTGCTACATATCTACCTGTACCAGGAAACGTAGCACCGCTAGACAGTGTTACGCCGTTTACGCCGCCTACAACCGCATAACTTGAGTCTTCACCAAAATAGGCGTTGGATGAAGTACCGTTAGATGTTGAATATTTGGTGCCGACAAACGAATTAGCCAAACTTGTAAAAGTTTTTGCGCCTGAAATTGTTTGCGTGTCAGTGAGGGTTACGATCCCTGCGCCGGTAAGCGTTGATGATCCTGTACCACCGTTGGCTACCGCTAATGTGCCGCCTAACGTCAACGTACCTGACGTTGTGATAGGGCCACCAGTAAGCGTAAGCCCTGTCGTACCACCACTACCACTGACGCTAGTTACCGTGCCACCTGTACCTGCGGAAGACCAAACAAACGAAGTACCATTCCACTGAAGATAGGTGTTGGTTACCGTTGGTGCAGTAATAAACGAAGTAACACCTGCGCCAGTTTGGTAAAGAATTTGATTGGCAGAACCACCAGCTATAGCAGCCGATGTGCCTGTCGTGTTTTGATTAAGCGTTGGTATATCGGCAGCAACAATAGCGCGGAACGTAGGAGCGCCAGAAGAACCGTTAGGTGCAGCTAAGAAGTAATTAGCAGTTTTGCTGGCGTAAGGGTTTTGCGTGTCGCCGTAGTTGGCGTTTAATGAAATGGTTGGGGTCGTTCCACCGCTTGACGCAATTGGCGCTGTTCCTGATACTGACGTAACAGGTGCTGTTCCAGATGATGCAGACGTAATTCGTCCATACGTATCAACAGTAATACTCGCGTTGGTGTAACTTGCCGCAGTAACACCAGATGTCGCTAATGCAATAGTGCCTGATGTTGTTATTGTTCCGCCAGTTAAACCAGTGCCTGCGGTGATACTAGTGACAGTACCTGTACCTCCCGTAGCAGATAACGTTCCTGCGCTAAAACTTAAGCCTGAGCCAACCGTGACATTACTAAAGCCACCTGAACCGTTGCCATACAAAATAGATGTACCGCTAGTCGCAGGAGCGTAATCTGTACCACTAGTAGCGGTTGTAAAACCTGATCCAGTACCTTTGAGTATGCCGCTTAAAGTAGTGGAAACTGCAAGCGTCCCAGACCCTGTTACGGGCGACCCAGATACCGAAAAACCTGTGGGCATTGATAGGCCAACAGACGTAACTGTACCGGCGCCTGAAGGCGTACCCCAAACAAACGCTGTGCCATTCCACCCAAGATAAGTAGATGATGTCGTTGGCGCAGCGATAAAAGAAGTTGCGCTAGCCCCTGTTTGGTACGCTATTCTGTTAGCCGCGCCGCCTGCTAGATTAGTTGCCGTGGTCGCTGTTGTAGCAGACGTCGCTGATGTCGCAGTAGCTGCGCTACCACCAATAGAAAGGCTACTAGCCGTTCCAGTTAAACCTGTCCCTGGCCCACTAAATTGTGTAGTGGCTGTAATTGTTGTACCGCGCACCGTAGATGCTGTAGTAGCGCCTACTGATGTGCCATCAATCGTTCCGCCGGTAATCGCAACCGAGCTGGCCGATTGCGTGGACATAGTTCCTAAGCCGGTGATGTCCGTGTTAGGAATTGTTGACGATGCCGTTAATGCGCTGGTTCCACTACCTTTAACGTAACCTGTTAATGTAGTAGCGCCCGTACCTCCATTAGCTACAGCTAAAGTTCCAGCCAGCGTCAAGGTGCCGCTAGTTGTGATAGGGGAACCGCTAAAAGTAAGACCCGTTGTACCACCCGAAGCAGCTACGCTTGTAACTGTCCCCGTGCCGCCGCCCGTTGCAGCAATCGTAATAGCACCCGACGCATTAGTAATCGTTATATTACTGCCTGCGGTTAAATTTGCAGACGTGTAGCCAGTACCGTTACCTATAAGCAGCGCGCCGTTAGCAGGCGTCGTTGTGATACCTGTGCCACCATTACTGATATTCAGCGTACCAGACATTGTTATCGTACCGGACGTTGTAATTGGACCGCCAGTAAAAGTTACGCCTGTGGTGCCGCCAGACACATCTACGCTAGTGACAGTCCCTGAACTACCTCCAGATGATGTAGAGGGGATAACTGGGGGCGCTAAATCAGCGTAGTTAGCCGATATGATTTGTACGATAGAAGGTGATACGGCTTGATTGTCAGCCAACGATATAAAAGGTACAGGAACTGGCGCGGGGTCAGTCATACTGTTGGCTAACAGTATGTTGATGTTTTGTTCAGGTGGCCCAACCTGAATGTCGTCTAAGGTAATTTGATTGTTACCTTGGCCTACTAACGTGAACAAATTTAAAAAGAACCGATACCACTCACGCGAGATTAGACCAGTCCTTTCGTCAATAATATTGACGCGGGGGGCGGGTATGTTAGTGACGTTAGGCATTAGTTGGCGAAATCAAAAGTTCCGCGCCCATGATGGCTGTTTTAACGGGATCAGTCATGGACAATTCATACACCCGATCGCGCAACTTCATCGTCATACCTAAACGACGGAACCAAACACGGTAGTAATACTCGCCGATTTTGCCTACTGACGTAGTACGATAGTTAGACCACGTATGACCGCCATCGTCAGACCAGCGCAACATAACTTCTGGATTACTGCCTTGGCCTGTTGCTAGCCCAACGCCCGACTCCATGTCAAGCTGCATGGCGTGTTGTGCGGTGCGCTTAAGATTGTTTTGGCCTGTCGGCAACGCCCGCCACGAGCGCAGCCACTTTTGTATTTGTCCGTTATCAGCGTAAGTATCAAGATCAAACGCGTAGATGTTGCCGTTTTGATAGTCGCCCACAATAATTTGATTATTAAACGCCATCTGACAATTGCTGCGATACCGCGTAAACGACCCGTCGCTCCAACCTGCGCGCTCATGCCATGCGCCTGTCGCTACGTCATAGACCCACGTCGTGTTGGCGCTGGGGAATATAAGCACGTAAAAGCTATGGCCGTCTTGCTGATACGTGTACGCAAGCGCGTCCGTTAAGTTGCCATACTGCTGAATTTGCCACTCAACCGCGTGGGTACTGATACGTTGGCCTGTGTAGCCGTTAGCGCGGTAGACAATACCTTGTCCTCGGGCATCTGCGCCGAGCCAAAACAAACCATTATCCATTTTGGCGATGGTGTACGCCGAGATACAGCCAATTTCGTTAAATGCGCCTTGGATGCGCTGAAGTGGAAAGTCTGGCGTACCGGCGTCGTACCACACCTCGACCGTGTTTGTACCGTAGACCCAAACTTCTCGGTGATCAACAATAAGACCGACAACGCCATCAGGCGAGCCTTCCGCGCTAGCAAAATCAAGAGGGTCAATCGAGGTGCCATCAAGTAGTTGCGTAACCCAAATGCGCTGGCTATTTGGCTCATTAAAAACAAAATAACCGTCAATATATCCGACCGTTACAGCGCCAGGAAAATCAACATCTACAATTTGCCCAAATACGCCGGTACTGTTGTTGTAAATGTAGCTTGGCCCGTTACAGGCGATAAACAACTGGATGCCGTTGTCGGCCATACTGACAGGACCATTACCAGGCAAAGAACCAATAAGCGTAGCGGCATAACTGGTGTCAATTTTGTACAACTCATTACCAGATACAACAAACGCTGTGCTGTTGTCAGACGAAAAGGTCCATAGCCCACGAATAGGGCCGCTACCAATCGTAGCAAGATTGAGTAGACCCGGACAGCGTTGGAGAAAGGCAGGCTCTTTGCCGCCTTCCGGCACAACTTCTGGAAACAAATTGACCATCCTCGCATCGGCTGCGTTGACGGAACGGGCAACGTAAGTCGATCCAAGAATCGGCGTTTTCATTAGAAGTTGTTAGCGTAGATGTTATACCGCTGACGCGTTGCAACAATCGGGTAAGGTATTGCCATAAGATCGCCGGGGAAGTTGATGCGCTTGATGTTGCGCTTGCTTGACATGGCAATACGCTGCACTTGCGGCGAAGGTTCAACGCCAAACTCAGGTGCTAGTTCGCAGGCTAAGTTGTAGCGAAACGCCCGTAAGTAGCCTGGCGGAAAGTACATGTCCGTAGCGACGCTTGAGACTTCCGTCAACGTTTCTACAGAAATAATGTGCCATTCCAACGCTTTAATAGGAACTGGATACACCGTCATTTCCATATCTGGAAACGTATTGTTTACCCACATAACCTGCGGATAAGTCGATGTAACCGTCTTAAACGCAATGCCATCATACTGCTGTTGATTGATTAGTTTGACGCCAAACGACAGTCCCGACGATGGGTCTTTGAAATAAGTCGCGTCATCAATTTCAATAGGACGATTACCTACAAAATCGCCGGTAGGGCCAATCGTGCGCGACATGGTGTACGCAGGCCAAGTAAACACTTGATCTTGCGTACTAAAAACTGACAAACGCTCAGTGTCCCATGACTGAATCATTTGATTCATCGCCATGATAGAGTCTTGCATGACCGCAACCGAAGGTTCTTCACCTTCAGCTAAAACACCAAGAAGGCGAAGTGACCCGTTAATAAGTTCAGCGGCAGTTGTCATAACTCAACCTCCTGAGTTCTACGGCTGCGACGACGAGGCTGAAGCTCGTTAACTGGCTCCATCTCATCTTCTACATCATTAGGATCATACACTTCCCAGCCGTTTTCTCTATCGTTATCGGCTTCTTTATCGGATATAGCGACTTTAGCGCCGTGAGTGGCGTGACGAAGATAGATGACGGCCATAGTTTACAGGGGGGTTATTAGCCCCCATGCCTTACACGCAATGAATAAGAGCAAAATTAATAACAACTGCTTCAGACAATGAACCGCCCGAAATGTTGCGTAAGGTGATAGACGCAGAACCTGCGCTTAAACCCGAAACCCAACAGTTGTATGCGCCAGCAGTAGCGCCACCACTTACGTTCAAAATCAAAATGTCATTTGCAGAAATGAACGAGTTGTTCAACGTGAAAGTCACGTTGGTTACGCTCGCTAACGCTGCGTTGTTCATCGTGATCTGACCGGCTGACTTGTTAAGCGTAACAGCCGTAGACTTGCTGGTCGCTTGAGTCACAGTACCTTGAGCGTCTGCCGTGTAACCAAACTGTTCAGCGGACAACACGTATTGTGAGCCGATGATGTCTTGGTCTGTAAAAGCAACGCCAATAGGTTTAGTGTTTGACATAGCTGATCCTTTTAAAAATAGGGGGCGGACCCCCTATTAGTTACGCAATACGGTAAGCCGTCCAAGTGCCAACGCCGGTCTTGCGCGCGAGCCACTGCGACGACGTGTTAGCCGACACCGCAGCGGTCCCAACAATCGTCCAGCCCGTACCAGCGGTTACGGTTACAGCGTCTGTACCGTCGATATTAACGACAGCAAACGTGAACGCTGCGTTAACTTTAGCTGCCGAAGAAATTTCATCTTCAAGCAACGCAACCGTGGGTAGCGTCATTGCGCCAGCCGTACCATCAAACGTAAACAAACCGTTTGCTAGTTGTGCTGCCGTAACGGTAGCTGCGCCAGTTAGCGCCGTGGGTGCGCCCTGAACAAACAACAAAGCCTCGCCGGTATTACCGTCGTTGTACTGATAGCCACCAGCACCATTAGGAATTGCCATGATAAATCCTTTCAAAAAATAATTGGGTAAGGGGGCCGAAGCCCCCTAGATCGATTAGCCCCAGAGACGAACTGCCATTTGCGGACGAATTACGCTGTAGCCGTACAGCACGTCAATACGGCAGGGCATACGGTCGTTGTTGATGTCGTACTGACGAACAATACGCATCGAAATACCGTTGTGAACCTGACGCGATGCCATGTCAACGCCTTGCGGCATCATCAAATCGGCAGTGGCGAAAGTGATAGCGTCTTTGTGGTAGACGAGGTTTTGTGGGTACTGGCTAGACGCTGCACCGACAAATACAACAGCTTTGCTAGCAGCAGGAAGGCTGGCAACAGTAGCTAGAGCATTACCGGAAGAATAGATCGGAGCAACAGTGATGTTACCTGCGCCAGAGCCATTCAACGTGACGTCAACAGTCGCAACAAACTGGAACAGCGAACCAGTGGACTCGCGGGTTTGTGGGTTAACAGCATAGCAGTCAGCCACGGTAAACACGTCGCCAGCTTTAACGGTTGCGCTAGCGCCAGCGCCTGTGATGGCAATGGTGGTTGCGCCTTCGCTTGTTACAGCAGCGGACGTTGTACCGCCAGTAGCCGTACGCGAGCCGGTCGTGAACTGCTTGATTGACTGAGACATGTTGATCTCATCAAACCCAAGCACACCCATACCCATCATGCCGTTCTTAAATTGGCGACTGATGGTGTCTGTGGGGTTGAAAAGACCTTTCATACCCTCAACCAAACCAGCGTTAGCAGCGGGGTTGACTGTAGCGTAACGTGGAGACATAACCGCAGCGTTTTCGTTAAGTTTCTGCTGTGCTTGCAACAGAACTAACGACGTGGCAGGTGTTGTTCCTGGCGTACCAACGGTGTTACCAATGTACTGATACGAATTGGCAACGTCAGCGTCGATGCTAGCAGCAAGCTGGCTGATACGAGGTTTAAGCACGCGCTCTGCAAAGTCGTCCAACTGCAACGTCAATTCAGCAGACGTGAAGTTAACACCGATGTGTTTTTGCGTAGCAACCGTCAACGTGGTGTACTGCTCGTTATCACTTTGGACTTGCAGTGCAGCGCCATCCGTTACGAGTGCGCGGTCCGGTAAGCGGATACGGAGGGTCGAACCAATTTTAGCACCTTCGACGGCAAAACTGTCGTCGTACTGACGATTTACATTGCGAGTTAAGACAAGATTATTCTCAAGGATTTCAAGCGCCTTGCGAGTAATCATGTCGATGGTAAGTAGGCTATTTGCCATGACAATTCCTTTTCAAAAAATTAGCGGACTCGGTTTTGAGCTTCCCACTTCTTAATCTGCCTTTGACGCTCGGCTTCAATCCACTCTGACGTTGACATTTCCTTAATTGAACGCGGGTCAGTCGTGTCTAAAACTCTTGCGTTGCCACCCCGAGGAGTGACGGGCTGAATCGGCGCTGGGGCACTCGACGATTTCTTAACAGGAGGATTTTCACTTAGTTTAGCTTCAATCTTCCCAATCTCTTTTGCCTGCAAAAAAGGTGACAACTTGGCAATACGATCAGCTTCTTTTGGATTAGAACCAAGGTAGTAAGCCACCTCGGGGCCAATATCAGACGCTTGGATCGTTTCGGCCATCACTGACGTAATCGGAAGACGAGGGTTGTACGCGACCTGTTCAAAATCTTCGTACTTAGTTCGTGCTTCTTCTTCGCGCTCGTGATAGACCTCAAGAATTTCGGCTCGCTGTCTTTCTGCATCCCGTCGAGCAAGTAGTTCGGCAGCTTTTCTTTCGGCTAACGCTTCCGCGTATTCCTCAGTCGAAGCAAAACTATCTTGCGCGGGTAGATCACCAGACGGCATATCGGGCGTTGATGCCCGCAGCTTTTGTTCTCGTTCCCACTTGCGTTGCTCTCTTGCAAGGCGTTTGCTGATCATCGCGTCAAGTTCAGCCTGGGTAAAACGCTTTTCCTCAGTCTGTTCTGGCGCTTGTTCAGCGACCTCCGGCGCATTTTGTGCAATCTCCGTGGTGGCCGTCACCTCGGGTGCTGGCGCGGATTCTACTTCCGCTAAGGTTTGACTTTCGTCGCTCATGACTTACTCGTTAGAGTCCCGGTCTACTGGGCCGGTACAGTTAAAACATCATATCTTACAGAAGTTAATGTGGCAACTAAGCTGTCAACGCTGCAACTTTAGCTTGGAAATTTTTAACGCGTATTTCTAAAGCAGTGGTTTCATTCTTTAGTGCTTCTCGGTCATTTGCTAACGCTTTTTGAGCGGCAACTAACTCAAACTCGCTGCTTTCTAACGTTTTTTCCTTTGCCGTAACAATTTTTTCGCGGGCGGCGACTGCTTTTTCACGAGCGTTTGTGTCGTTAATCAACGCCGCCATTTCATCTTTAATCTTTTGGGCTTTTTCAATTGCTTCATCTACAACCCGTTTAGCAGCTTCTTGATCATATTTTGCATCGGCACGTATAGCTTCGGCTTCTTTTTTAGCCGCTTCAAGCTCTTGCGCTGCTTTTTTACGATCTGCAACAGCGTCTTCGGCAGCGGTTAACGCGCCTTGACGAGTAGCTAATTCATCACGCAAAACAGCCATTTCAGCCAAATCTTTAGGAAACTGTTTAGTGAAATAATCCACATAATTCATCATTGGGGCATCATTAGAAATGTTCATGCTGACCTCATTAAGAGTAGTAAGTGATGTTTAACTTAGCGCCAGCAGATTGCTCAATGAACTTAATTTGGTTGATGTCGCCGTCGTATTGCAACGTAACACCAACTGCTAAAGGCATACCCACTGTTGAGGTGGGGTTCACACCATCATCTCGCCAACGAACAGCCTGCCCTTCTGGAGTAATAATAGCAATACGAGGCGAACCCGCCAAGCCTGCTATGTCTTTTTGAGGTACGGTTAACGCAGTAGCAGAACTTAAACTGGTGATCTGCTGGTAACCAAGTACCGATGTGATTGCCTTAAGATTGATTGCCATCAAAATCTCCTTCGTTCAGTAAACGATCTTAGCCTAATAATTAGCTGTTCAGCCCCATCTAGCGTACCAAATTGATCTATAGCTGTAGCTGTCTCATTGATAAGACCTTGCAATGTCTCAGGTATAGAAACTTGATCTGTAGCATTAATTAGTTCATTAATAAAAGATTGAAAATTTGCTAACGTAGCAAGTTGATCTGATCCAGTTGCAAGCTCTGAGATAAACGATTCGTAGGCTTGCAAAGCATCGAAATCATCAAAAACAGCGGCAAATTCACTAATGTTGCCAATTTGTTCTTGAGCGCGTGAAGTTTCATCAGTAGCTGTAGCGTTTTCTTGGATATTTCCGCTGCCGTCAATACTTACCGACACTACATCTGAACTTTGACTAGATTCAACAACAGATGCTACTAAAATATGAGTTGTTGAAATGCTATCGGTAGCTGTTGCAAATTCAGCTATAACGCCACCGATGAAAATAATGGAGTTAATCGCGTCAGATGAAGTGGCTGACTCTACAATTACTGCGTCTATAGGTAATAAAACATCTGAACTGTCTGTGCCGGTTGCTGATTCATTGACAGATGCTTGTTGAGATATTAAGGAATCAATATCGTCAGATGCTGTTGCCGATTCAGATAGAAGATTTTGTGTTGTTAAACCAGATGATAAATTATCTGAAATTGTTGATGTTTCTGTTGTAGCGGCGTTAAACGTAGCAATTGAGCTTATGTCATCTGTGCCAGTAGCTGTTTCAACTACTACTGCCAGTGCAGTAAGGGTTGTACTTAACGAGTCAGTTGCGGTGGCAGTTTCAGCTACTGCCGATTGATAGGCTAAATCAGAACTAATTGCATCAGTTGCGGTGGCAGTTTCGCTAACTGCACCATCAATACTTGGCGTTACTGGGCCTGCGGTACTCGCATAAGGTGTCTGAGCGTATGCGCTAAAACCGTACACATTACTACTCTGCTAAAACCCAACTTGTTGTTGCTTCATCCCACTGATACCGATTGCCGTCATCTGGCATCGCTACAGGAGGCTCCCATAAGCAGGTTTGTTCGTTCAGTATCCAAGATGGATAAGGCTTGGGCGGGATAAACGCGTCACGTTGTGGGTCGTAGCTGTAGCCAATGCCTGCGTAGTTTTTGCGGAAGTTGCCGTTGTAGCTTGTTTGCTTCCAATATGGATAGCCACCTGACCAGTTTTGCAAGAACCATGCACCTTTCCATTCTTGCTCAACACCGTTTTGGTCTAGCAGTTCGTTGTTGTGAACAACGTGGACTTCAAGCACCACGTTGTTTTGATCTAGCTTTGCAAAGTGCGCCATTACGCCTCCAACTTCAATCCGGTTAAATCCATCTCTTCGCCAACAATTCCAACCGGAAACGTATTAAATGAAAGACTGATTCTCGTGACATCACCTTGCACTGTAGGAACCATGTGCGTAAGTGATGAAGGAAACAGGATCAGCTTGCCTGCCTCGGCTTCAAACCACCAAGACTCAGAGTTGTACGCGTTCCAATCATCTGCTGGGAATTTTATCTGCTGATATTGATCTTTGTAGAAGTAAATCCTGTCATCAGGATTGGTCTGGAGGTAGTAAACCCCAGAAACAAACGAATTAGGATGCGCGTGTTTGTGGTGGTATTGCCCAGGCTCGCTGTAATTCACCCAAGACTGTGTGATCTTTAGGTTTACGTTGTGCTTTGGTGCAGTCGTAGCCTTAAAGTAATCCGAAACACAATCCTCAATCCATGACCGCAACGGTGTCATGCTCTTAAGCACGAAGTTGTTTGTTGAAGTTGTATTGCCCATATTGGCTCGTGTCTCTAAGCTTTTGACAAATACAACTTCTTCGTCAGTCACCGGACGATTAAAAAACGCGACAGGCAGCGGAAACAAATTATGAATGTTCATTTCAGAATGTGATGGAGCCGTTGCCGGTGAATGTGTAAATACGTTTCCCACCGCTTATGGTCATTGTTGGCGATCCTGTTGTTGTGGCTGGCGCAAAAGTATCACCATAAGAAATAATCACAACACCCGATCCGCCTGCACCTCCAGGGAAGCTACCACCACCTCCACCACTACCGCCACCACCTCCACCGCCTGTATTTGCAGTTCCAGCACCTCCAGCAACACCTCGACCTCCATTACCAGCGCCGCCTTTTTGTGATGTAGTGGCAGTTCCTCCACCAAGTCCAGAATCAACATCTGATACGCCACCGCCACCACCGGCATAATAAACTGTAGAACCACTTATTGCACTTGTACTAGCTAACCCGCCATTACCAGTACCAGGAGAAGAACCTGCTGACCCCGCACCGCCCGCACCTCCGCCACCGCCGCCACCATAATTAGGAGCTTGTGTTGAAGCCCCCCCGTTGCTTCCTTGTGCTGGTGATGTACTAGGCGTATTTCCTAGACCACCGGCGCTGATAGGGCCACCCGCGCCGCCGCCTCCTGAACCTCCATTTGCCCCAGCATTATTTGGCAATGCGCCACCACCCCTACCACCCCCATATGCTTTATAAGTATTAGCTCCCGCACCGGATGGACTTTCCGTAATAGGTGAACCAGCAATAGAAGAATCAGTGCCAGTTGTTTGGGCCGCACCGCCCCCTCCTACTACGATTGTGTAAGTAACACCCGATGTAATTGACACACTTGTTGCGGATCTGAAACCACCTGCGCCACCACCACCGGCGTTGCTTATAGGGCCACCATTACCACCGCCCCCGCCGCCTCCAATAACTAAATAATCAATTGAAGTTGGCGGTGGAAGAAATGGGGTCGCAGTAACAGCACTGTAAACAAGCCATCCTTTCGTTGAATCAACATAAACAAGTTGCACTGAATTGTTATTAACGCCAATTGTTGTGTTTGCTGTAGACCCCCTAATCTTCCCGCCGTTCGGGTTGATGGTCAGTGGGTTTGTCCCAAACGTCCCCGCATAATCTGTCAGCGTGATGACATTCCCTGCCGCTGGGCTAGCAGGTAGCGTCACCGTAAACGCTGCAGATGTTGTATTACACGGATAAGCATTACCGGCTACAGCTGTAAATCCTGTGGTTTGTACAGACTGCCAAGTAAGACCACCGCCACCCGTGTTTGTTATAGTTATGCCGCCAGAAGAATTACTTACTGATATACCTGATCCGGCAGTAAGTGTTGCAAGGCTAAAACCGGAGCCGTTACCAATTAACAGTTGCCCATTACTTGGTACTGTTGCTGCGTAAGCTGATCTTGAAGATGGTTGGGTAACAAAAACATTTTTTGTACCCGCGCTAAAATTAACTAAGCTGCCTGAATTACTTGACGACAACACCGTGTCTCTTGATAGTGTAGTACCAGAAGACGTGTAGGTACCTATACCAACTTCCCAGTTGGACCCAGACTGGTCTGCAATAGTGTAAAAAGTATTATTGCCGTTACCTACAGCAGCAAATGATTGAAACCCTGTAACTGCACCAGCTAAAGTTATTGTTCCTGTGCCGGTGCTAGTTGTAGTTTCTTGTACTCGGTCCGCGACAACAAAAGCCATTATGCAGCCAAGCTAAAGGTGTAAGTTACTTGCAAGGTGTCACCGTTAACGACCGAGCGATCACCGCCAGTGAAATCAGAAGCTGAAAACAGCGTGCCCGATGTGCCCGAAGCAGCACTTGCTAAAAACGCACCACCAACTGTAGCTGTACTTGTGATGCTGTACGAAGCCTTACTTGCCGAGTTTGTAACAACTGAAGGGTTAGCTGTGGTTGCCGCAGCAAACGTAGCGGCAGGGCGATTACCTGAATAGGGTGTAATTTCAGTCCAACCAGCGTGTGAAGCCAGCGTATCGGAAGCTGCTGGCGTGTTAGAAGCACCTGCACCGTAAAGACCAATATACCAAGAAGTAATCCTTGCGGTAGCGCCATCAAGTGCCGTGCCAGCCATATACTGAAGACCAACGTTAACTACAAGATTCTTGGATTCCGCAGTCCACTTGAGCTTGCCATCTTTGTCATAGCACTCAAACGTAAATTTACCCATAGCACGGGCAGACTCTGCTGAACCGGGGCGAGCAATCAATCCGCTTGCCGTAACATCATTAGCTTTAGCTTTTTCCATCTTGGTTCCTTAAGCAAGAAATTTAAGTTTGTAGATTGTACTTAAATACAAGCCTACAATTTCGTCGATAATGTTTTGCAGCGGAGTCTCTGCTTTATCACACACTTCATACCTGATTTTTTCAATTTCATCAACCTGATCTTGCATGAAAGCTAAGATATTAGAGGTTTTGCTCGCACTCATCAATGAAATAGGCCCAATCAAGCCATGTCGTCCTTGATAAGCCTCCGCAAATTTATCGGCTAAATCGATAATTTCATCGTAAAACGTGTTAAGCGCCATGTGCTTACTAAAACTGCGAGTGTTTAGGTGCACAGAATGGGCAACATCTCGTGCCAAAAACAACATACCTACAAAATCAGCACATTTCATGCTCAACCCTCCTGAGGTACGACGTTAGGCATAGGTCTGGCTTGTTGCGCTTCTTCCTGACGGGCCATAATCTCTGCTTCTCGACCCATACCCTCAGGTTCTTCCATAATTGGGCCTTGCATTTGCTGAGGTGGTATCAAATCCCCTGCATCGTGCGCCGCAGCAATCGTACCCATCACAATATCTTGAATTTGCTCCATTGTCATACCAGGCATTGTGGCTGAAATACGCTTAGTTTCAGCATCAAACGCCTTGATTTTAGCCTCAAACTCACGTACTTGTACGTCTCTAGCCTCAATCGATTGATTGACGTTCATTAGCATATCGTGCATTTGCTGCATTTCCATGCCCATTGCTTCAATTTGCTTTTGAGCTGCTTGCAGCGCTGGATCGTTGTCTTGATCAGCCAGCAGTTGAGGATCGATGGTCTTGCGAAGACGTGCCGCCATCTCTTGAGCACCAGGCCAATCCATGTTTTTAACAAACAAATCGCCTGCAACAGCCCACAAATTGGGGTTGCCCTGCAAAATCTGCGACATGGCGTCCATTGACTCTTGGCGCTTGGTCATGTAGCTTGGTCCAGTGGTCACCACCACGTCGTAACGGCCAACGGAAGGGTTGTAAATCTTATCAATCACCACGCCCGTCTGGTCTACAATCTTTTTGACCGGCTCTTGTTGGGTTGGGTCGATTTTGACCATGTTGGTCTCACCATCAATACCAACAATCCTAGCAATACGCTGTGTATCGTAGATTTTAGGTATCAAGTCCACCAGTTGACGCGTCACGTAGCGCACAGCACGCGCTAAATTATCTACATAGTGATACGTACCGTTGTCAGATTCTTTCTGTCTAGCTAAAATAGCACGTCCAGAACGCTCGTTTGACACTTGGCCCAAACTTGCATCGTACTGGCCTGTGGTAGCTTTGATGTCTTCAGACGCGCCCATTTTGGCCTGTATGAGGCCGGTTTGCGGTAAGGGCGGTGCAGCACGCTGAGGCAACGGCAAAATCGATCCTGCGCCGTCTGTAACGTCTGGATTGACCTCTAAATACGGCCAGTTTTGCGTATTAGCCGTCTTCCACTGGTACTCATAGCCCTCAAACTGACCGCCGTAGCCAATAAACGGTGCTTTGGGGGCAAGCGCTAGCATTTCAGCTTCTTGGCTTGTCCAGTAGTTATACATCCGCTGGGCATCTTTAGCGTTACGCACGATGCCTGATATGAAAATACGCCCGTCAACTTGGAACTCGTTACCGACTACACCT